GGTCTTCAGGCCATTGACTAGACCGGAGACGTTTGCCGAAAGGCGCAAGGTTACGGAGCGATCAGCCAACGTGGGGCCTCCTGTGTGTAGTTGTTGGGTATGCTGTGCCCATGAGCCGACAAGCGCCGCCATCAGGCAAAACACGCAAAGGCGATGCCCTGATCGGCATTGGATCCGTCGTGGCATTCTTTTCCACGGCATCGATGCTCGCTGCGGGACGGGTAACTTCCTCGCTGGGAATTGTGATCGGCGCCTTAGTCTTGGTTGCCATCGGCTACCTCCAGCGCATCTCAGCCTCGGCGGAGGACCGCTAGTCTTTGAGTTCGGTGTGGAACATGAGGGCCTCGGGCATGCGGGCGTCTTTCGCTTTGTTCGTCGCCACGGATTGCGAGGTCGTCGCGTGGCAGCGCACCGGGTCAGAGGTCCGGAATTTGAACTCGTTCGCGGGGTCCGTGCACACCGACAGGGGCCGCCCGCACTTCGGGCACAGCCCCGCCTCGTACTCGGCGAGGGCCAGCATCAGGTCTTGTTCGCGTTCGTCCCATTCGGGTTCCGGCCGGGAGGACACCACGCGCCCGCCCTCATGCGTGTATGTGGTGACCGGCTCCCACCCCCGGAACCGTTTCAAGCTGATTCCGAGGGTGCGGGCGGTGACTAGTTCCTGCCGGAGGGCCGGGTCTCCCTGTAGGCGGCCGGCGAGAAAGGGACGTTGGTTCGCCCCCTGTTGATCTCGTTCACAGCCACCTGGAAGCTGCCGTACTGGGCGTTGGTCAGTTCATCAGCGAACGCCTGCCACTCAGCCGGGGAGAACTCAACCGGCGTACCGTCCTGCTTGGTGACCGACACAATCGTCGGCGGGACCTCGGCGGTGATGCCGACGGGCAGCTTGTGCGCCAGGACAGCGTCGAAGATGGTCTCGGTGTTGTAGCCGTAGGCCTTGTCGAGCTCGTTGCCTTCGCGCTCGGGATGTTCGGCAACGAAGGCGTCCCAGACGTGGCGGGGCATGCCGCGGAGCAAGAAGGTAACGGACCGCGCCCGGGCCTTTTCCTCGATCTCGCGGACGGCTTCAGCTTTTGCGCGGACGGTGCTGTTCAGCCGGGCGTCGACCAGTTTGAGCTGCCGTTCCTCGGCGAGCGCGGCCTCGGCCGCCTCCCACTCGGCCTGCAACGAACCATCAAGGCAAACTTCAACACGCTTCTCGGGGCGCTTCACAACAAGAGACACGGGTACTCCTAAAAGTCTGTTTGGCGGGGTTCGGTGGGGGTGGAGCCCTTGTGCGCCGCCGCCCCACCGGCAACGGCGCACAAGGAGTAGAGGGGTTACGCGGTCAGTGCGACCGAACGCGAAACCGGACCAGTGACGAACTGCTTCTGCCCGATCTTCAGGACCGAGTTGGCCTCGCCCGGAAGCTCGTTGTAGACGCCCGGCTTGATCGGGAACAGGGTCACCTTCTGCGCGGCCGCGGCGGCAGTCGCGTACGGCATGCCACGGCGCACCGCGATCACCTGCGCCGTGCCCGGAACCAGGGTGTCCTTGGCCTTGTTGTCCGTGGTCTGGTTCGGGGAGTTGGTGTTGTCGATGTAGATCAGGTCCAGGCTGTTCGTCACCCGGCCCGGCTGCTCGAACACCTGCGTGGAGCAGAGACGCTCGTCCGTGGCGACCTGCTGGTCAACAGACGGGGAGTACCCGTCGCTGGTCAGGTAGCAGGAAATGTCGATGCCGGCGGTCCACTCAGCCAGGGTGGGGGCGGACAGGTCGGCGACGGCGGGCAGGACGCGGACAGCAACATAGCCGTCAGCCGGGGTGCTAGGAATTTCGGCCATTGTGGCTTACCTCTTTCTTTTCGACCCTGACGGGCTCTACGAAATACTTCGGACGGCGGGGGATATCGACGGGCGGGTACCTGTCGCTTTTCACGGGCACGAAATCTCCCGTGCCGATGCGCCAGTCGTCCTCCGGCACATCGAATTCGTGGTGCGTGCGGGAATCCTTTACGCGTATGAACTTCATGGGTCCTCTTTTCGGGCATGAAAAAAGCGCCCCGGAAGGCGCTCTTGATGGCATGGGAACGGGTTAGGCGGTTTTGGTGGCGGTCATTACCCAGTCGAGCACCGCGTACTGCGGGTGCCGGCTGTTCACGGTCACATCGAGGTCTTCGAGGATCGGCTGCTCATTCGGGACGGACTCAACCCGGCCCAGCACATATCCCGGGACCTCGACCTCGGCGTGCTCCAGGGCATCGGACACCTTCTGCCCGGTCACCAGCACCGACGTGTCAGACAAGCCCACAACGGTTGTGCGGATCCTGACCTGCAACGCGTGCACGCTGCGGGCCTGCGACCGGTCCGAGACCCGCGGGAACGAGCTCGTGATCAGCACGTACGGATACGTGGGGATGGCCGGGACTGTGTCCGCGTGCGCCGTCACGCCGGTGACCAGGGCGGTCACCGCCTTTGAAAGTGCATCGGCGGTCACAGCCGGTTCCCTATCTCGCCCATCAGGTCGCCGAGGGCCTTCTCCAGCCGGGGGGCCTCATTGCGGAGCGGCTTGTCCAGGTCGCCGGTGCCGCCGCCGCGGCTGGTGCCGAAGTAGTAGATGTTGCCGAGGGCCCCGCCACGGCGCCCCTTATCAGGACCGAGCACATATCCGACTTGGCCCAGCCGGTAGTCAGAGTCATACGAAATGGCGCCGGCCATGCTCTTGAAGCTGGGGGATGCCCTGATGTCCTCCACCATTTCGGTCTTCATGTTCTGGACGCCGCGCTTGAGGACCTTGTCCACGTCTCCCAGAGCATCTGCCCCGACGCGGCCCAGGTTCTGCGTCAGTTGACGCAGCTCAGACGAATCCGCGGAAAAGCTCATCCGGTGATCTCCTCAACCCTCAGCCGCTGCGCGGACGCAGCGGAAGCCTTGGCTATCTCCACCACCCGGTAAACCGTTCCCGGCAGGCTCGGATCGAACTCCGACTCGAGCATCGTGATGACGTCATTGACGCGGGCAGGGCCCGCCCCGACAGGAAGCTTGACCACGGAGCCTTGGACCGTGAACCGGTACCCGGCCGAAGACGGAGTGTTCGCCTGGCCCTCCGACTGCTTGACCTCACAGCGGCCGTCCCAGGCCCCCACCGGGTACACCAGAGTCACTGCCCGCGTGACCGCGCCCGTGTCCGGGTCAGTTACTGTGGCCCCGGTGGGCCGTTCGACCTTGCAGCGATCTGACATGTTCCGTTCAGCAGCCCGCCGCGCCCGTTTGAGGCCGGCCCGGCGGTTCACAGCTGGCCCTGGACGGTCGCGCCGGCGCCGAAGCGCCTGGCGAGCCGTTGCCGGGTGCGCTCGGGAAGCGTCATCTCCGTCACCGCTTCGACCTCTTCACCGGTGGCGTAAGCCTCCCGGTAGTCATCGACCGCGAACGAGGACAACCGCCCGTTGCTCAGGGCAAGCCCGTCAGCGCCGTCCTCAGCGGCCAGGAGCCCGGCGATGACCATCCGGGCCACCAGATCCTTGATGTCCGCTGGAACGACCGGCAGGCCGTGCGTGTAGTCCACCGTCACGGTCTCCAGCCCGCAACTGGACCACCCGGCGGCGCGATGCAGGCCTGCGGTTACACGCGTCCAACCCGCAACGGCCACCCCGCCCACAGTGACGGAATGAACGGCCGTCACGGGCAGCCCAGGGAGCCGGAGGATCCTGGCCGGCATGGCCGTGATCTCGACTTCGGAACGAGCCTGGAGGATAGGTGACCCGGCGGCGTCAGTGACAGCATCGGATGCGCTGCTGATGAGCTGTGCTGCGCGGGACGTGGTTAAGTCGATGCCTTCCAGCTCGTACGCCTCCAGATCCTCCGGTGTGATCAGATCAGCCACCAGGTCACCCCCTTCTTACTTCTCGTCGGCCGCGGGGCCCTCGCCGGCGGGAAGTGCTGCGGGGGACGTGTCGCCCTCCGCCGGGACCGTCGCCTCCGTGCCTGCGAACAGGGCGCGGATCTCGCCCTGCTTCAGCCCGTTGAGATCATCCTCGGTCTTGCCGTTGGCCAGGGCGTAGGCAACCCATTCGTCCCGGCTTGCATTGCCGCGAGGTTGCCCGTCCACACCGGCATCCGGGTCGACCGGGTTGGGCACGACGTCGGAGACGCTGTTGCCCACCGGGTAGATGACCGCGGGAGAGCCTTCCGGGTTCAGGATGTTGGACAGGTCAGGACGCTTCAGGCTGGCCTCGGACTCGCCGTCCGCCAGCGTAGCGAAGCCGTCACGCACGAGGCCGCGGGCCATCTCGCGGTCCACGTCCAGCTCCACGCCGGACGGGCCGATGATCCGCGGGCTCATGCTGCGGTCCAGTGAGCCACAGCGGTCGGACGCAGAACCTTGCCGCCGTAGACGTGGAGGCCACGCATCCGGTCGGCGAACTTGTTCTGTGCCCGCATCGCTTCGGTCTTGTCGATCTGAGATACGTAGGCGAGCGCCGGCTTGTGCCAGGCCACGATGGAGGGCTTGTTGACCGTGGGGAGGTTCTCGGAGCCGAAGCCGTCGAAGCCCAGGATCCGGGGAAGCTGTGCTTCCTTCAGCCCGTCCGTGCTGCCGCTGGTGTTGGCCTGCATGAGCTTGGAATCGTTCTCCTCCAGGAGGGCGGAGAACTCGGCGTTCGCGACGAACACGCGCTCACCCATCGGGACCTTGGCCTTGTTGAGCGCCTTGCGGAGGTCACGGATGACGTTCCACGCGGTCTTGGCGTCGGTGGCGGCCGCGCCCGGGGTCACTGCCGTGCCCTGGAGGAACAGCAGCGCTGCGAGGAACTTGTCCGAATCCTCGACCAGGCCGGCGGCGGCGGAGTCCGTGTAGGGGGTCAGCTTGCCGGTTGCCTGGGCGCGGTCGATGTCGTCAACGTAGAAGTCGAAGTTCTTCTCCTGGTTGATGAGCAGATCGATCGTGGTGTCGGTGATCTTGTCCGGGGTGGTCGTGCGGGGGAGGGTTCCACCATCGCCGTCGGGGAGAGCGCCGGCCTTGTAGTCCTTGACCGCGACGTCGACGACGCCCGTGATCTTGACCGTGTTGCCGGAGCTGGCCTCGCC